AAATACGATAACCTCACCATGCCCCTTGATGACGCCCAATTCCTTGAAACCCGCGACCACCAGAAAGTTGAAATCTGCGGGATGTATCACGTGCCTCCGCACAAGATCGCCCTTCATGGTCAGAACTCAAACTACAACAACCTGGAGCAAGAGAACGGATCATACGTTGATTCGTGCCTGATGCACTGGATTATCCGATGGGAGCAGGGCATAGGGCAGCAACTCCTTACCTCCATCGAACGGAAACAAGGCCTGTTCGTTGAATTCCTGGTTGACGGACTCTTGCGGGGCGATTCTCAGGCGCGGGGTGAATTTTACACGAAGATGTTCCAGCTTGGCGGCATGTCACCGAACGATATTAGGGCGAAGGAAAACATGAACCCGGTCGAGGGTGGTGATCAGCACTTTGTCCAGTTGAATATGATCCCGCTCAAGGATGCCGACAAGATAGACCAGCTTCCTGCACCGGAAGGCAAATCATTCCGGTCAAAAACCACCATCAGACACCGGGACCGGATCAAGCGGCAATACTACCCCCTCTTTAAATCGGCGGCGCAGGACATCGTGAACCGGGAGGGAATCGCAATCAAGAAACAGATCAACCAGCAGCGCAAGCAGCGGGCCTCATCGGATATGGAAGAGTGGTTGAGGGGCTTTTACAAGGACATGCCGGAATATATCGAAAGAAAACTTGGGCCGGTGATCCGGTCTTACATGGAGGCGATATCCTCCGTAGCGGCCGGAGAGATAGGGCTTGACGACAAGATCACCGAACGCTCCGAGAAACTTATCAGTGATTACGTGGCTGGGTACTCGAAACGGCACGTTGATAGCTCCCTTGGTCAGCTTATCGAACTGGTGGAGGGCGAGATAGACGAAATTGAGACCCGCGTTGACGAATGGGAAGAAACCCGCGCCGACAAGATAGCCGGGAATGAAACAGTCCGAGGGTCCGAGGCGATGGTTGCGAGTGTTTTCGCGGGTGGCGGTTTTGCGATGATCTGGCAGACCAGAGGGGAAAGTTGTGAGTACTGTAATACGCTACAAGGAAAAAGAATTAAGGATGGAGAGGCATTTCTAAGCGCAGGTGACGAGATATCGCCCGAGGGAAAAGATCCGATGCCCATTACCGGATTGACCAAACATCCTCCGGCACATCAAGGATGCCAGTGTTATTTGGTGGCGGGATAAGGACATGACAAAAACTTGTACAAAATGTGGCGAAACATACCCTGCAACCTTTGAATATTTCTTCAGGGAAAAGAGGGGAAAGTATGGACTCAGAAGTAAGTGCCGGGCCTGTTTTTCTGCTGAAACGCTAATAAATAAACAAAAGCCAGAAGTAAGAGAACGCGCATTAATACAAGGACGGAAATATTACCACGAGAACAAAGAGGAATACGCCGAGAAGTGGCAACGATATTACAAACAAAACGCCGAGACTATTAAGGCAAGGGCAAGTGAGTACGGGAAAAATAACAGATCGAAGTTACGGTTAGTTGATGCAAGGCGGCGCGAGAACGGACAATTTAGACTCAGCAGTAATATTTCCCGTTCTATCCGGCAAAGCCTTTTTCGGTTTAGTGGTAAGGGCGGTGCGCCATGGGAGTCCCTGGTTGGTTATACGAAAGCCGAGCTAATTGAGCATATTGAATCTCGGCTACAACCGGGTATGACGTGGGATAATTATGGGGAATGGCACCTTGATCATATTATCCCGGTGGTGGTTTTTAACTTCACAAGTTACGAGCATGTTGATTTCAAACGATGTTGGGCACTTAAAAATTTAAGACCTATGTGGGCAAGCGAAAATATATCGAAGGGTGCAAAGCTGGAACAAGACTTTCAACCAGCATTAGCGATGTAAATTATGGAACCAAAACGAGAGAAGGCCACACGTCAAACATACGAAAAGAGGAAACGAGATGAAGACAAAAAGAGAAAACAGGATAAATCCACAAGCGGAACTGAGGGTAATCCGAAGCGAGGGTGAGCCTACCAAAATCGCCGGGTACGCTGCAGTGTTTAACCGCGATTCGGAGGATATGGGGTTTATCGAAAGAATCGCCCCCGGCGCCTTTAAGAAGGCCCTGAAAAACTCCGACACTCGCGCCCTCTTCAACCATGATTCAAACATAGTTTTGGGCCGGGAATCCGCCGGGACCCTTACGCTCAAGGAAGACGAAAGGGGGCTTTTTATGGAAGTCACCCCGCCCGACACGCAACTTGTGAGGGATATGGTTCTGACTCCCATCGAACGGGGCGATATCTCGCAGCAGTCATTCGGGTTCACCGTCTCCTCCGACAAATGGGAGGACGTGGACAAGGACGTCCCAAAACGGATGATCCTTGAAGTCAGAGAGCTTTTTGACGTGTCACCCGTGACCTTTCCAGCTTATCCGGATACCAGTGTGGCACTCAGATCACTTGATCAAACAAAAGAAGACCTCGCGACCGAGGCACACAATACGGAGGCGACCCTCCAGGATGAGAAGACCAACTTTGAGATCGACATGCTGAAAATACAACGAACGAACGGAGGTATGAAACGTGGATAAACTTGAAAGATTGCAGGCCGAATACAAGGCCAAAATGAAGGAACTTGACGAGGTACGGAAGCTCGACACGCTCACTGATGAGCAGAGGGCGACCCGTGATTCTCTGATCGCAGCGGTAAAGGTGCTGGGATCCGATATCGACGCGGAACTGGAACTGCGGAAGCTCGATGCAGCAAACGAGTTTTCCGACACCGCCACTATCGAAGTTCAGGACCAGCCCATATACCGGGGATCCGCGGCGACCATGATTGGCACTCAGCTTATGGACATTCGCACCATGTCGCGCCCCGACAACTTCGGGAGTAACGAGGTCTCAGAAGCAAGAGGTCGTCTTGAGAAAACCCAGAAGCGCAATCAGGAGCGGATGGAT